AAAGCCTTTACAGCGTTACTTATGGGAGTTTTTAAAAGTACACTAGGATTAAATCTTAACCTTAGCGATTGTGATAACTGATCTAAATCCTCCATATACTTGCACCATAAATTAACATTGTATATTAACTTCACTGGGACATCAGCAGAACTTATTACCCTCTCTGCCCTTTGGATATCCTGATTCCACTGACTTCTTTGGATAATCATATCATCAAATCTACGCTTAGATTTATCTTCCTTTACCCCATCCTGGTGAATAGTAATTATAGGAAGAATTATATTATCTTCTTGGGATAGTTTAGCTATGGTTCTTTCTGGATTTCCATGAACAGATTTAACTCTAACAAGCTGATTCTCCCCATCAATAAAATGTAAATTGCCAAAAGATACTATTAAAGCTCTTAAAATATCCTTATATACAAAGGGGGAAAGAGTAGAATCACTAGTAGCCTCTAGTAAATAAGATCTAAATTTAGCCCTAGCAGTCCTTCCCCTATCTTTAGTGCTAGTACCATCGTACTCGGTAGTATCATTTAGTACATCAACTATTTGCTTACCTGTATACACAGACTCCCTGGGATTAGTCATCTAAATATCCCCCTAAATCAGTAGACCTGTCTGGGAGGATTTCGCTCACCACTTCTTTAGAATCACGAAGTAGCCTAGCAGAACAAGCTAAATGAAATACCCCATAAATCTCAAAACTGTCTTCCTGCACCTCAAAAATTTCATACTTTTGAGATTGAAACTTAGGCTCTACTACATCCCCAGGAATAGGAGACCGTGTTAAAGTTTGTTCTATATAAGATTTGTTAAATATAAATAACTGATCATTAGTAAGTTCTATACCAAATTCAGTTAAAGACTCTTCAAGGACAGTAGGGTTGTAATGACCATGAACTAATACAGGTTCTGTATCTATAACCTTCCCTCTGGACTCTCTGTATACCTCATCATAATCTTCAGACCGTCTAAACTTATAGTATAATAATTCAGAACCTCCCAATCTAATGATCTCATCATCAACTAAGTTAAATAAATTAATATCGTTATTAGTCTGATCAAATAAACTAAGCTTTGTTCCCCCCAATAACTCAGGAAGAGGAGGCATTGGGGTAGTTACTTTAAAATTCTTACCTTTAGCCATTAATAAGTAGTGAATCTAGGAGGCTGCTCTATCTCATTGAGAAGTTCCTCTTGTAGCAATTGTTTCTCTGCGTTACCTTCTTGAATCAAGGCTGCTCCATTTAACTGAGTCCCTCCAGCAGGGCCAGGAATAACAGCAAATTTACTTCTAATTTCCCCTAGAAGTACTTTGGCACATGCTAAAGAATATTTCTGAACCCAGTTTCTATACGCTGGTCCTATAGTATTACTATCTATAGCCTTATACTCTAAAATAACCCTCTCTGGGGTGACCGCAGGGGGTGGATATAACTGCAAATATTGATTACTAATCACATCCCAAGTTCCATCTTGCCCTAAAATCTTTCTAGTCATCTCCATAGTAGATTTGAGAAGATAATAATCACCTATACTGAAGTTATTAAAAAGATAGTTGTCTTGGAAATATTTAATAAAAAAGTCAAATTCTAAGGTTCCCGCCTGAGACTGAATGCTCAAAAGAGATTTCTTATAGATTACATTGTAAAGATTATTAAGTACCCAAGGAGGTAATTCATATAGGGCTATATTAGCTGAAGCATCAAATACCGCAAACTGCCTAGCCCAATTGGGGGCATGATAATCTAATTTAGTAATAGATTCATCTATACATGTTTTTATTTGGTAAGGGGTAAGCTCTACCCGTACAATAGGATGCCCCATTCTAGCTAATACAAAACTATTAATGGTCTCCTCAAAATTATTAAACTCTACAAGATCACTTTCTAAAGTTTTATTTAATTTACTAGGATCTATATGCCCCCTAGGCTTATTGTCCAGCATATTATCAGAAATAGGCTCTAAGGCACCAGAGTTTCCCCAGGCACTCATCATTGGTTTACCTACTCTTGCCATGATCTACCTCCTTATTTTTTACTTTATATTGTTTCTTTTTAACTATTTTTTTACTGGGTGTTATATTCTTTAAATGTGGGTGATTTATCTCCTCTAAAGATTCAATAATCTGTTGTGGGCGTATCTCTAATATATTAGTATCTGTATACACTAACATCTTAAATCTACAGGTACTTTTATACTTATACATAAATCTCCTACTTTATATAGCATTAAAACAAAAATAGGGTGAGGAGTTTTTCATCCTCACCCTATGAAATTGTCATTTAGTAATTACTATGCAGTAGTAATGTTACCGCTATTCACATTGGTAGCCGTAGTAGTCCAGTCACCAACGAGGTTATTAGCTCCAACGAATCTAATGATACGATAGAATCTAGACTCAGGAGTAATAGCGGCTTTGCCATAACGAGTAATCAGACCCTTACGAGGCTGGAAAGTCTCGGGATCAACAATCTTCGGCAAACCCTGGAGAGGAATGTACGGAGCGTACACATAACCAGCATCCATCGGGCTGTTACCTTTGTAACCCATAAGGATTTCGTCCTCAGGATACAGGGGATCAACATACAGATCATAACGACCCATGAACTTACCAACATAAGAAACACCGTTCTTACTGAAGTTGGTAGGACCATCAGCCTTGTCAATACCACCTTGAAGTTTAGCGGAAGACTCTAATAGAGAACCAACCACAGGAGATGTAAGCAGCCAGTTACCAGGACCACGCTGAGTAGACTTATAAATATCCTGCGAAGCAATGTTAATCAGAGCAAGCAAGTTAGCATACACATCTCCAACATGACGAGGAGCAAAGTTCAGAGCAGAGCTACCCCAGTCCATAAGGAACACATTTCTGCGACTACCTGCTGGGTTAGTACCAGGAAGCACAGGGTTATTTTGGAAAGTACCAAAAGCCGAATCAACATTCGTACCAGTGTTGGAGAAACTGTTAGAGTTGCTCCAATCAAGGTTAGTACGGTTCCAAGGACCAAGAGTACTAGTAACATCGTAAGCAATCATACGAATGTCTTCAATGAGTTCACGATCAATCTCAAGGCGAAGCTCAGAACTAAGAAGTTCAGTAAGCTCACGCTCCAGGTCAAGGTTGTGATAAGCCTTAAGGTCTTGAGAAGCCTCAAGAGTCCAAAGGGCTCTCATCTTGCGAGTACGGGCAACAACAGGCTGTTGCTCAATGTGGAAGGTCATGTCAGGAATATTAGTTCCAGACAGGATCTCACCAGCACTCATGCTAAAGCCCCAAGTAGATCTAGCAGCAGTAGATGATGGGAAGTTAGCAATCTGGCCACCGTAAGTGTTAGCAGGAGAGCCAGCACCTGTCCCAGACAGACTCATATCGGACAGATCATATGCGGTAACTACAGTATCAATACTGGTAACCATTCCGTCAATCTCAGTTGCTTCCAAGCCACCCCAAGTAAGGTTGTACTTACTATAGAGAGTGGTTTGCTGGGCATCTCCCATACCTCGGTTAGAACCAAGATAGAAGATTTGGGAGACAGGACCACTCATGGGCTGAACACCACAAATCTTGTTGGCAATCAGTTCGGGGAAAAATCTCCGAACCAGGGGGAAGGCAAACTTTTGGAAAGTACCCATCGACTGGGTAGTAGTAGCACCACCACCGTCAGACGGGAAAGCCTCATCAAGCCTCTCTTCCATAAGAGCTTTAGCTTGGTTTTCTAAGAGTTGAGCAGTAACTCTTTGAGTATAGTGATCCTCAATATCCTCAAGAACGGGAGCCCACTTCGCTAAAATATCGTTAGTGGCTCCTGGCTCAATAATCTCATTATCAATCATAGGAGAATTCCTTTAATTATTTGAGTTTGGCATGTAAGCCATAACTTCATCAGTTAAGAACGGGTTCCCATCCATAGGGTGGGCAGTAGTGTTCTTTACGGGCGTGTCCACATTTTCAGTAATAACAATAGCTCTCTCGGTGGACTCGAAATCACTACCAACTTCTTCCTCTAAAGTCACTATAGACTCTTGGAGGTGTTCTTTTTCTTCTGTGATAAGAGACATTTTATCTTCTAGGTTAGAAATAACTCGTCCTAAACGAGTGTTCTCTCTGATAGTATCAGAAAGTTCTCTAACAAGAAGATCATTGTCATCCTGAACTTTTTCAACATCTTCGTTAATTTGTTCAGTAATATGATTTAAATCTTCTCTATCGACCTCAAAGCTAGGACGGTCTTAATATCCTTAAGAGCTTGAGCGTCCCGATAAATATCATGGGACTCAGAAAGCTCATCAAGGGCTGCCTCTTGGATAGTGTCCATTTGGTGACGAAGGAATGCATGAACTTTATTCGTAAGAACATCCATCTCATCATCAATCCTTTCTGAAATAACATCTTGCATAACCTTTGCAATCTCCGAAATAAGCTCTTCGCTCATCCCTTCTGGCAGTAAGTCTGCGATACTTT